TTATCATTAGATACCGGTTCTAATCACTTTGTAAATGGTATAAAAACTAAATTAGATGCTGAATTAGTACTAAGTGGTAGTAATTTAGATGGAATGACCGTAAGTGGTTCATTTAGTGGTTCTTTCCAAGGTGATGGTAGTGGATTAGTTAATGTAACAACAGAAATTACAGAAGTTTCCACAGTATCAGATACTTTCACAAATGCAACTTCTAAAGTAGTAACTCACAACTTTGGTACTAAAAATGTAATAGTAACAGTATATGGTGATGATGATGGTTATTTTATACCAAATTCAATTGTAACAACGAATACTAATCAAGTAACTGTAACATTTGCATCAACCGAAAGTGGTAGGATAGTAGTTGCAAAAGGTGGACATGTTGTACAAGGAGTTTCTTCCGATTCAAATCTATTAGATGGTGAAGATGGAACACATTACCTAAATTATGGTAATTTTACAAGTGTTCCAAGTGGAATCGTAAGTGGTTCTTCACAAATAACAGATTTAACTACTCATAAAGAAACAGTTAGTGGAGCATCTTCATATGTAATAGACCACAACTTAAATGAACAATATCCAATAGTACAATGTTGGAATACTTCAACTTCACAACAAGAACAAGCAGAATCAGTAACAACAAACTCAGTAAACAGAGTAACTGTTGTATTTTCAACTACATTTGCAGGAAAAATAATTGTAAAAAAATAATTTATGGTATATGATGTGTATTATACTACGGGTGGTGGACCTTGGGTAAATGCTGGTACTGATACATGGGTAAATCTATGGATGGAATTAATTGCACCCAAATTAGATGTAAAACCTATTCTTCTTTTACATAGAAACAAACCAAAAGGACATGAAGATTACGAATTTCCAATAGAAGCTTATTGGCATGGGGATGATATTGATAAATTTGAAGAATTGTGTAATGGTGCAAGACGAATCAATATATTACATGGACATTATACTCCAATGAAGGTAATAGATGAAAATATACATAAAATACATTCAAATGTATTACATAATTCAGTAGACCATATAATAAAATCACAATTTGGAACAGATAATTCATTTATACAACATCCATATATGGATTCTAAATGGGAACAGAGTATAAATGATGTTTCTAAACATTCTATATGGGTTGGTTTATATGATATTCTAATAGAAAATACAAATATTACAAATTATTATGAATTTAAACATAACTTACAATTAAGTGATTCAAATACACTAGGTTTTACAGCAAGAAGTGAAGGTAGAAAAAATCCAAGATATTTGGATGGATTGTCATCTATACTATTTACTAATTCTAATCATTTTAAAGTGGTTTGGAAAAAAGGAATGAAAATGGATACATCTAAAATGAAAATATATCATTATATACCTGAATTTGCAAATACATTTTATAATATGGATTGGGGAATATCACATTCATGTTTTACATATGAGCCATTTGGATATTCAATATTTGAAGCAGTGGATTATGGTAAATTGCCAATTTTACACTCAACATGGTGTAAGAATTTCGAATATCCATACAGAGCTTCATCTAAAAAAGAATTTAATGATATTTATACTCAGTTAATCAACACTTCTTATGAAGAAAAAAATAAATGGTTTTTATCTTTAAAAGAATTCATGAAAACTAATTTTACAGATAAGGATAAGTGGATTAAGGATTTACTTGATATTTATAATATATAGGAAAGATATACAATGGCAATAACTTCAGGAGAAACACTTAGTTTAAATAATTTAGCAGGAGCTAGAGGTCACACTCAAGGCTCAAATGTATCACTTGGTAGTGTATATAGTGGAATAGCACAGGCTGGAGATAATATTTCAATAGGCTCATTTGGTATAGATACAATTTCATCTGGTATTACTGGATATACTTATGCAGTTGAAGGTACAAATGAAACATACACAATGGGATTTACAGGCGCAGGTTCTCAGTTTGCATCAATTTCATCTAGATATCAAAACTTTACTTGGTCTGTTTCACCAACACATAATGGAGCTCCAAATGCAAGTGGATACTTGAATATTAACGCAAATCAAGATTTAAGTGCAGTAGTTAGTATTACTTATATGAACGCTGCATTTGCTGATGCTGACCAAGGAAATGGTACTCAAGGTACATTAATGGGGAATGTATCACACACATTATCAGCAACATTTGCTGATGGTTTTAATGACCATGCAACAAATTACAATATAGCACAAACAAAAACAGTTTATTCAGTAGATTCATATGATGGAAATTCAACAGCATTATGTTTAACTATTGATTCACCCGTAACTCTTGCAGATGGAACAACTATTGAAGTTGGAGATTTAGAAGAAGGAGATGTATTGAGAGGATTTTCAATTGGTGGATTGGGAACTGATGAAACTGGTTTCCTAGATTGGTCAGCTGAAACATTAACAACAGATGCACAGGATGTAGTTGTTGAAAATTTAGTATATTCTTTTTCAGGTAGACATTATGATATTAATGATGGTGAAATAACTGCAACTGCAGAACACCCAATGTTAGTTAAAGATGCTACTGATGGAGAATATAGATTTAAAGAAATGTTTAACATTACTACAAACGATAAATTAATTAAAGAAGTTTCTGGTGTTATTACTGAAATTGATGTAATATCTATTGATATTGTAAACCAAACATCAGAGATAGTATCTATTGATGTTGAAACAAATGATACATATTTAGTTAATGGGTATATAACTCACAATAAAGGTGGTAATTCACATACCGATGAAACAGCCGGTAGTGCACCAACAACCCTTGCATGGGCAAATGGTACACATACTCTTTCTTGGAGTGGTGATGGTACAAATGATGTATATGATGTACAGATAGATGATAACTCAAATTTCTCATCAACATTAGTTAGTCAAACACAATGGTCAGCAACTTCAGTTGTAACAACAACAGATAGTGGTACTTTTGATATTGGAACTGGTACAAGATATGCAAGAGTAAGACAATACTCAACAAATGGGTTATTGAGTAACTACTCAAGTACATTAACATTTACAGTTAGTTAGTAATTATTTTTACGTTTGGGAAAAATCTATATATTTATATATATTACGTAACAAATCAAAAATTAAAAAATAATGGCGAAAGCAATTAAGTTTACAAAAGAAGAAGTAGAATCAGTAAATGATTTAAGACAAGATGTTGCAAATGTGTTTACACGTTTGGGACAACTTCAAATTGAAAAGAAAAGAAGGATTGAAGAAATCGAAGTTGTAGAACAAGATTTACTAAATCAACACTCTACATTAGTAGAAAAGGAACAAACAATGTTTAAAGGTTTAAATGATAAGTATGGTGATGGAAATTACGACCCTGCAACTAATACATTTACTCCAAATAAAGAAAAAGAAGAAGTTTTAGAAGAAACCGAAGTATAATTTATATTTTCAGAAAAGTTAATTATACTTATATAAGAGTATTAATATTCAACACACATAACAAGGAGTAAAATAACATGGCAGAAAAAATTGTATCACCTGGAGTATTTACGAGAGAAAATGACCTTTCTTTCTTATCACAAGGGATTGGTGAAATCGGAGCAGCTGTAATAGGACCTTTTCATAAGGGACCAGCATTCGTACCAACCGTTGTAAATACACAATCCGAATTCGAAGAAATCTTCGGTACACCTGATGGCTCATACTATACAGGATATACCGTACAAAACTACCTAAGAGAAGCAGGAACAGTAACTATTGTTCGTGTGGGTCATCAAGGTGGTTATACACAAACCAAACCAATAGCAATTGTAAGTGTTGATGATGCTTCTAATAGTCAAATATTAGGAACATTATTCGAAACACACAATGGACCGGGAACACTAGTAAGTTCTAGTATTGAAGCAGCAGTATCAGCTTCAAGTTTCGCAATAACGGTAACAGGTTCAGCTGCAATATCAGCATCTATCAGTCCAGCAGATGGAAATGATTTGGGTGATGTATTTGGAACTAACCCAAGAGGTTCAAAAAGTTCATATGTATATAACTATTTTGAAAAAGCATCAGCTGATTCAATTACAGATGGACAAACACAAATATCTCTTATTACATTAGCAGACCAAGTATATGGAGATATTCAACATTCTTCTACACCTTGGATACAATCACAATTAGTATCTGGTGAAAGACACAATCTTTTCAAATTACATACTATCGGTGATGGTACTGTATATAATAAAGAATACAAAGTATCTATATTTAATGTAAAAGCAGCAGGTTCATCTAATGCAACTGATTACGCTACTTTCTCATTGATGATTAGAGGAAACTCCGATACCGATAAAAGAAAATCAGTATTAGAAACATATAATAACTTGAACTTAGACCCAGCTTCTCCTAATTACATCAAAAAAGTAATTGGTGATAGAAACTTGGTAATAGATGCAAATGGAAAACAAACTGAAAATGGTGATTACGTTAATCGTTCTAAATTCGTAAGAGTTGAAACGGTTGCTGAAGGTGCTCATCCTATCGTTGCTGGACCATTTGGACATGATAAGTACAGTAATCCATCTTTCGTTGGTAATATTGGTTCACATGGTTTAGGTGAATCTATTATACCATCTGTATTATTTTCAACCGGTTCTGATGTTAACACATCATCAAAATCTATATCATTTAGTGGTATTGATTTAGAAACACCACAAGTTAAAATAGATAATAATAATTACTTATCTCCAATACCAACCGGAGCAACACAAGGTGGAAACACAGTATTTGCATTTGATGGTACGGTAAGTGTAGTTGGTGGTACTAAGGCATTTGGATATCAACTAACCGGTTCACTATCATCTGATATGAACAAAAGACAATTTTCAGTAAGTTTCCAAGGTGGATTTGATGGAATTAATCCAACAGTATCTATTGATAAAGGAACTGATATATCAAGTGGTAATTCACAAGGATTTAACTTATCAACTTCAACGGCTGCTGGTTCAGTTGCGTATGTAAAAGCAATCGCATCTGTATCTAATCCAGATGATTTTGATATCAACTTGGTATCTGTACCTGGAATCGTAAGAAGACATCACTCATATGTATTTGACAAAGCAGTTGATATGTGTGAAGCTAGAGAAGATTGTTTCTTCATTGGTGATGTAGTTGGTGCAGGTGATTCAATATCACAAGCAATCGAGCAAGGTAACGCAGTTGATTCTAACTATGTAGGTACATACTACCCATGGGTTAAAACAATTGATTCACGAACTAATAAACTAATTTCAGTTCCACCATCAGTATTGATGCCAGGAATATATGCTTCTAACGATGCAGTTGCAGCCGAATGGTTTGCACCAGCAGGTTTAAATAGAGGTGGTATAGTAGGTGCTATATCTGTACTAAACAGATTAACACACGCTGAAAGAGATGAATTATATGAAGGAAAAATTAATCCAATCGCTCAGTTCCCTGGAGAAGGTATCGTAGCATTTGGACAAAAGACACTTCAAGATAAAGCATCGGCACTTGATAGAATCAATGTTAGAAGATTGATGATTAAAGTTAAGAAGTATATAGCTTCTACATCAAGATACTTAGTATTTGAACAAAATACATCTCAAACGAGAGGTAAATTCTTAAATACTGTGAATCCTTATTTAGAAGGAATACAACAAAGACAAGGATTGTATGCATTTAGAGTGGTGATGGATGAAAGTAATAACACACCAGATGTAATCGACAGAAATATATTGGCTGGACAGATTTTCTTACAACCAACTAAAACTGCAGAATTCATCGTGTTAGATTTCAATATCTTACCAACTGGAGCATCTTTTACGGCATAATTAAATTAAAATAAAAAAACCTTATATTTATTAATATAAAAGGAGAAAAACAACATGGCAGAAGTATTAGAATTTAACGATATGTTTTATACCAATTTCGAACCAAAGATGAAAAATCGTTTCATCATGGAAATCGATGGTATTCCTTCATATTTAATAAAAACAGCAAATAGACCTTCAATTCAGTTTGAAACTATTACCCTAGACCACATTAACGTTAAACGTAAATTAAAAGGTAAGGGAGAATGGCAAGATGTAGAGATTACATTATTTGACCCAATCGTTCCAAGTGGAGCTCAATCAGTAATGGAATGGGTGAGAACATCACATGAATCTATTACAGGTAGAGATGGATATGCAGATTTCTATAAGAAAGATGTACAAATATATCTATTAGGACCAGTTGGTGATAAGATTGAACAATGGACTCTTAAAGGTGCATTTATCAACAATGCAGTGTTTAATGATTTAGATTGGAGTTCAAATGACCCAGCAGAAATCACATTGACATTATCTTATGATTACGCTATCTTAGAATTCTAATAAGAATTAAAAATATATTTACTGAAAAGGTTCTCTTTGTGAGAACCTTTTTTTTTCTCATTTTTCAAAAGTTATATATTTATATACGAACAAAATAAACAAAGTTATGGCAAAATTCGATTTTCCAACGGAAGTAATAGATCTTCCATCACAGGGTAAACTTTATCCTGAATCTAGTCCTTTATCAAAGGGTTCAATTGAAATAAAGTATATGACGGCTAAAGAAGAAGATATATTAGCCTCACAAAATTTAATAAAAAAAGGTGTTGTACTTGATAAATTATTTGAATCAGTTGTTGTTGGTACTGGTGTAAATGTTAATGATATATTCATTGGTGATAAGAATGCAATTCTTTTAGCAACTCGTATCTTAGGATATGGAAAAGATTATCATGTAGAAGTGAATGACCCATTTACTGGAGAAACACAAAAAGTAAACATAGACCTTTCAGCAGTACAGATTAAAGAAATTGATGTAGATGCACTAAATTCAGAAAACAGATATGAATTTGATTTGCCACTTGGTAAGAAAAAAATCATATTTAGATTATTAACACATAAGGATGAAATTGATATTAATGCTGAAGTACAAGCACTTAATAGATTAACTAAAGGTGATAATATATCTCAAGATGTATCAACTCGTTTACGATATATGATACAAGAGGTAGATGGTAATGAAGATAGAGGATTTATTAATAATTATGTAAAGAACAGTTTACTTGCAAGAGATTCCAGAGCTCTTAGAAAGTATGTTCAAACATTCACTCCAGATTTAGAATTGAAATTCAATTTTGTATCTGATATTACTGGTGAACAGGAGGCACTAGATATCCCCTTCGGGGTTGGGTTTTTTTACCCTTCCGAGTAACTACTCTGCACAACTACATTCTCAGATTTGGGAAATGGTTAACTATGGTAATGGATTTACTTGGTCAGAAGTTTACTTCATGCCAATTCATTGGAGAAACTTCTATTTCAAGAAGTTATTAGATGCCAAGAAAAAAGAAAAAGAAGAACACGATAAGTCTTCCAAGAAAAAGGGAGGACGAAGTCCAAATGTAAGAGTGAAGAAGTAAAATTCTTCACTTTTTTTTTGTCGTATATTTATATAAGAACAAATATATAGGATTAACAACATGGCTAAAAAAGAAATCAACGAAGGATTGTTTGGAGCAGCTAAAAAGTTTTCTGATGCATTTTTTGATGGATTGAAAACAAACTCAACAAATATTGCTTTAAAGAAAGCTAAACAAAAAGGATTCCCACCTGAAATACAAAAACAAATGGATAGAGTTAATAAGGAATCTGAAAAATTAAGAAGTCAACTTAAGGGTTATACACATAAAGTAAGATAAGGATTATAAATGGCAGCAGATAGATTAAAAGCTTTACAAGCTATTGAAAAAGCTCAAATACGATATCAGAAATTACTTGATCAACAAGAAAAATCTGGTAATGACTATACTGTGTCATTAAATAAACAAAACGAAAAAATTAAAAAACTTGCAAGTGGACTTAAGGAGATTAACAATGGTAATCAAAAGTTCATAGGTGAATTAGAAAAAGGAACACAATCAATCGCATCTCATTTTAAAGATTTTAGTACAGCACAGATGGAATCTGTAACTGCTACTAAATCAATGGGTAGCTTAAATGAAGCACAACAAAGTGCAATTTCAACTATACTTGAAGACACACGAAGTTTATCAGAATTAAATTCAGATGATGTAGAGCAAGTATTGGCAAAAACCGAATCACTAAAAGAACAAATAGATATAGCTGCAGCTATTTTGGGTAAAGACTCGGAAATAGTTGCAAGTATGGAAAGGCAATTAGGATTAGCAACAGATATTACTAAAATGTCTAAAAAGGAAAAGGACACCTTATCTAATCAAATTTCTGCATTTGATACACTTAATAATATATCGGGTGGGTTTCTGAAAACACTTGAGGATGTATTTCAAAGTACATCAGCAATAGTAGGCTCTATAATTATTGGAATTGGAAAAGTAGCGGGTGTACTTGGTAAGACAACTCGTGAAATGGGTGGTTTTGTTGGTGGTTTAACTGGAGCAACATCCCAGGTATCTTTATTATCAACCATATTTCCACAAGCACTTGATACTGCTAAAGGATTATCGGCTGAATTTGGTGGGTTAAGTGATTTATCATTTCAAACTCAACTTAACACTAACCTCATGGCAACGAACATGGGTATTAGTGGAACTGAAGCGGCCGCATTAACTGGTAACTTTGCAAGATTAAACGGTGGTAGTGTAGAAACGGCACAAAACTTAGCAGAATCTACAAAACAATTAGCTATCGCAAATGGATTAATGCCATCTCAAGTAATGGCAGATGTTGCTGGTTCTGCAAAAGCATTCGCAGAATATGGTTCAGATGGAGGAAAGAATATAGGAATAGCCGCAGTTGCAGCAGGGAAACTTGGTGTTAATATGGCTACAATGACCGGTGTTACAGATTCTCTATTAGATTTCGAATCATCTATTACTAAGGAATTAGAATTAGGTGCAATGTTAGGTAAGAATATAAATCTTGGTAAAGCAAGACAATTAGCATATGAAGGTAAGATAGGAGCATCTGTAAAAGAAGCTCTGAAAGAAATGGGTGGTATTGAATCGTTTAATAAGATGGATATCTACCAAAAAAGAGCCGCAGCTGCTGCATTAGGTGTATCAACTGAAGAATTACAGAAGATGGCTACCAACATGGATAAGTTGAATGATGATGGTACAATGCAGTTATCTACATTCGAATCTCTGAACCAAACTATGAAAGCACTTGCAAGTGGACCAGCGGCAACTTTTCTCCAAACATTAGGTGGGGGAGTTATCGCAATAGGTCAAATGGGTGAAGGATTTACTACATTAGGAAAAATGTTTCCGAATTCAGCAAAAGCCTTAGGTGGTATGTGGGATAAGATGAAAGGTATTGCAGGTTCTACATGGGAATGGGTAAAGGGATTATTTAAGGCAAAAGCAATAGAAAAAGCCACAGAAAGTGGAGGTATAGCTAAAGATGTAGGTGGTTCTATTGCAGATAAGGGTAAAGATTTAGTAACAGATAAAATAACGGATTCTGCTAAAGATAAGGGAACGGATTTAGTAACAGATAAAATAACGGATGTTAAAGTTCCTGATGCACCTGCAGTAGCATCTGGTCCATCAATGGGTGATAAACTTAAAGATTTAGCCGGTGGTTTAAAAGAAATGGGTAATGCGAAAGTATTATTTGGAGCTTTAAACTTAATACCAACAGGAATAGGATTCTTATTTATGACTGCTGGTATTCCTGGTATGATGGGAACTGGATCATTTGGAGCTGCAGCAGGAACTGGTTTAGTTTCATTAGGATTAGGATTAACTGCAATGGGAACTGGAGCAGTTTCCCTTGGAGCGTTAAACTTGGCACTTGCAGGAGCAGGATTTTTGTTAATGACACCAGGTATAATAGGAATGGCAGGAGTTGCTTTACTTGGAGTAGCAGCAGGAGCAGGATTAACTGCATTAGGAGTAGGATTATCAGCATTTGGAATGACCGCACCAGTTGCATTGGTTGGAATTGGTTTATTAGCATTATTGGGATTAGCAATGATTCCATTTGGATACGCACTTTCATTAATAACACCACTAGTAGAATCATTTGGAAACATTATAATAGGTGTATTGGCAGCAGTACCTCCAATAATTACTGCAATTGCAGCTGGAATGGTTTCTATGTTAGGAGCTATAACTTTAGAAAAAGCATTAGCAGTTAGTATGTTGGGATTATCATTTTTAACTTTAGCTGGTTCGTTACTCGCATTATCTATTGCAAGTTTATTCGCATTACCTGCTTTAATGGGATTAGCATTTATTGTTCCGTTATTAGGTGCTGGATTTAATCTATTAGGAATGGGTATGCAATCAGTAGGTTTGGGATTATCTAGTATAATGACATCATTAGGTGGTTTAGTTGGAATTATCGGACCAGTAACTATGTTATCACTTGCACTATTAGGATTATCAGGTGCACTAATGGGATTAGGATTATCAATGGCCTTTTTAGGATTTGCCGGATTACCTGGAATGTTAATGTTGGCAGGAATTGCAGCAATATCTGCACCAATTATAAAATTAGCTGGATTGTTTGGTGTTGGTGGTGAAGGAGGAGATTCTGAAACATCATCATTAGAAGAAGGTTCATTAAGTGAATATGAAACAAATATGTTAGCTAAAATGGATCAACTAATACAAGCAACATCATCACAAAGAGATATTTACTTAGATAAAGATAAAGTTACCAATGTAGTTATGGACCGAGGTGAACGAAGTGCTGTAAACAAGTTCTCATTAAATAAAGCTTAAATATTATGCCGAGTATATTAGAATTATTTCATAGTAGTGGATTAAAAGAATCAGTTAAGGCTGATACGGAAACTCTTGTCGAACAAGAAACAAGTGGAATTCGTATTAAATCACTTGTTGAGTTAAACAACCCACTTATCTATGGTAACGAAGCCACACGTATTGCAAATCGTTCAACATCTGATGTTGAGGAAATGACAACTTCTAATGGGGGTAGTGGCACTGATGGTGGTTTAATAGGAAAAGGACTTTCAAAACTTGGTATTGATGGTGGTATAAGTGGACTTAGAGATAAGGTAAATTCCAAATTAGGAATCCCTACAAATGCAATACCAACTCGATTACTAGGTAAGGAAGGATTTACAGATTTAAAATCTACTGATCCTGTTACATTGGATACATATGGTGATAATGGAACTGAAATTGGTAAATTTCTAAAACAAACAGGAGGAGGAAACCCAAAAACAATTGGTAAACAAGCTCTTGGAAAAGGAATAGGAGTTGCAAAGGATGTTCTAAGAGGAGCTTTATTTGGTGAAGGTGCAGAAGAAGCAACTAATGGGACAAACTTAGAATACGCAGTAGAATTTACTGATAATACAAACAAATATACTGAAGTAAAAAAAACACAAAGATTAGTATCACCTGATGGTGCACAAAAAGATTTAGAAAAAAATTCAAAACTAGGAGGAGTAAAATTACAATCAGTATCACCTATATATGGTTTAAAAAGAAAAGAAGAAGATAGAAGAGGATGGTTGCAAGGGCGTGAATACGGAATGAACTCACTTGAGAATAGTAGATATTCTCCTGCTGAACCTAAAAGATCAATCGTAAAAGATGTGGACAAAGATGGTAATCCTACTAATTACTTTGCAGAAACGAAAATGGAATCGGAATATCGTTTGACAAATGGTGATGGATTAAATACAATATCACCAGCAGATGATTTTACAATGGAAGATAATGCTTTCATGAAAGTTGGTGAAGAGGTATATAGAGATTTCGTTCCATTGTGGTTTAAAAAAATAGGTGCTACAAAACCACTTGTATTTAGAGCAATCATTAGTGGATTAACAGAAACATCAACTCCATCATGGAGCGGAAATAAATTTATAGGTAATCCATATTCATTTTATACGTATAGTGGTGTTGAAAGAAGTGTATCTTTCAATATTAAATTAATGGCATCATCTCCAATTGAATTAAACGTTATATGGGAGAGATTAAAAGTATTAACATCATACACTTATCCAACAATTTACAAAGGATTATCAAATCCACCTATTATAGAATTTAGACTGGGTTCTATGTATGTAGATAGAGTTGCTTATGTAGATTCATTAACTTATACAATACCTGATGAATCAAATTGGGAAACTGATGGTAATATTGGGTATCTACCAAAAACGATAGATGTTGCACTTTCTATGAAGTTTATAGAATCTGGAGGAGCAGAAGATAGATTATATGATATGGATATATCTAAAGCAGCTGCTAAAACAATTAACGATGCAAGAAAAGATGAAGTAGATGCTATAAATGAAGAAGCAAAAACCAGAGGTGGTAAAGCTGTTGCAGTACCTCAAAAAGTAACAGAGAAAAAACAATCTTCTGTTACTGTATTAAAAGGAAAAGGAAGTTCAGCATTCGGAAAAGCAAAAGATGTATTAAAAAGTCTTAAAGGAAAAGCTGATGATGTTACGACTACTCCAGCTGATAAAGAAGCATCTATTCCAGACCCAAAAGCTGGTCAATCTGCAATAGTTGAAAAACTTGATGGTAAAACTCCAATAGAGGCAATTAAGGAAAATCAATCAAATGGAATGAGTCCTAAACTTGCTAAATCAGTTGCAAATCTTTTATCAATGGGGTATGTGGAATGTTCACGTGATGACGTTCCTGCTAACCAAGTTCAATTTATTAGTGAAAAATATGGACCTTCTAAATTTTTCAAGAAAACTGAACGGAATGGTAGTTGGGAAATTCAACAAGCAGTATCTAACTTCTCCCTCACTATCCGAGTTGCAGGTGGGAGGTTTTAAGATTAATAATTAAAAATTATGGGAAGATATAATAGTAGTAAAACACAGAAATTAAACGATGGTAGACAAGTTCTACGATCTAAAATCTATCCTAATATACCTAAAAGGGATAATGATATTCATATTGTAACCCAACAAGGAGATAGATTGGATTCTCTTGCAAATCAATTTTATGATGATTCATCTTTATGGTGGATTATTGCAACTGCCAATAATATACATGATTCAGGATTCTCAGTAGCACCAGGAACAATACTAAGAGTACCTGTTGATTATCTTGGAATTACGCAAAATTTTAATAAATAAATAAAACAAAGTTATGTTTCCACAACTAAGTAACATTGATTCACGAATTTGGAACTCGATACAGGATAAAACGGGTAAGAATCTTCGCGCTTCACAAACAATGCCATGGGTTCGAGTAACATCTACTATGGGTAATTGGTTGAGTATGGAATCTTGTGCTGAAAAGGGAGAATCATTTGCACAAAAATACGGTAATACTAAACGAAGTGGTAGGTTGGGTATAACTAATGATGCAGATGGAAATAAAGATATTTATGGTAAAGAATCTACTGATAGAGCTCTTAGACCTTCCCCTGTAATAAATTCAATTTCGGTAACTCAAGGAACTGAGGGATTAAGTAAAAAAACATCATTTACAATTATATGCTATTCATTAGGACAGGCAGATGTAGTTATGAAATACTTCTTAGAACCAGGAAATATGGTTTTAGTAGAATGGGGTGAAAACACAAGGAAATCTGTTGCTCAAAAAGTAAAACTTGATGCTTGTTCAGTTGCAGTTTTGGCTGGACATAAAGTTCTTCAAAAAAAGAGAATGGATGCTGGTGATATGGCTATGCACACAAATGAATACAGACCTGATGATGGTGCTACTCCAATGAATGGAGGACAATATGATGCGGTACTTGGTTATATAACAGGAGGAGGAATGAAGTATGGTGATAATGAATCATATGAAATTCAAGTTGAATTATCATCAGTAGGTGAATTACCTGCATATTTACAACATCATAAGGATGTTAGTGGAAAGGATGTCAAAGACAGTGCATTAACTTTTCAAGAAGGAGAATTAGAAAAAGAACATCCTAAATTTCCAAAAGGATATAAATTATTTATGCAAATGTTTAATGATTTGCCTTCTAATAAAAGACACAAAGAAGTAAAAAATTTGAAGAACCAAGATTGGGCTCTCGATGCATCAAATTTCATAAATTTTGACAAAACAATGCGTGAAAATTTACTTGAGCAAATAGGTGAAGGATCCAAATTATCAGGAATGGGTAAGAATGATCAAGGAGATGATATTGAAATAATGACAGATATGCCACTATTTAGTGATAAGCGATTTTTAAAAGTTTCACTTGCATTTACAATATTGGATACACAATCAGCCGCCTTTCAAGCAAATTCATTGGGTAATTGTGGTGTTAAACCAGCATCAATGAATATTTCTTGGAAAAATACAATACTAAGAGCCCATAAAAATATATTTTCTGCCGATTCTGAATATTTACATATTCCAAATAAATATTCTCCAGATTGGGATTTGAAAAAAGTTCTTGCTACAACCAAGGGAGTAGTAGAGATACTACCACCTAAAGAAAGATTTGGAGATCCTGATAAGAATGGAAGATTGACTTTGGATACCAATGAACCAGGTATTGCTATTGATACTCACCCACATGGAGAAGCTGCAGATGACCCAAAATTAAATTATTTTCCCCGTCATGATAACTGTTTGTTTTTTGACCAACAATTTCATGATAAATGTGTAGAACCAACTGAATTCGATGCATATGAATGGGGATTCTTACGAGATTTATATATTAATTTTGATTTCTTCTGTGATGTAATGCAAAAAACAGGACTTGTTACTAAAGATGTATATTATGATTTATTAAATGGTATATCATCTGCAGTTAATTTAAATTGGGAGTTTCAAATAATACAAACTAAATGGAAAGTACCAATTTATCATCCAGATTATAATTCAACAGAAGATAAATTTGTAAAATACATTCAGAGTACGGAAACCGATTTAAAACCACAAACAACAGGTGATAATGAACTACAAGTAGTATGTTTAGCATCAACTGGAGATCCTACTAAGCTTGTTTCAAAAGGAATTGGATTAGCTAAATTCAAATCAAGAGGGTCTGAAACTCCATTTTTATCATGTGATTTTACTATGGATATTCCTGGAGCAATGAAAGGTATGATAGTTGCAAAAGGACAATCAGGAACATCATCCCCAAATATGAACCCTGAGGCAAAAGAACAACATGATGAAAGCAGTGAAAAATCAGAAGGTTTATTTTCAAATGAAGCAGATTCTGTAAAATTGATATTAAATCCAATTACTATTGCAAAATCAAAAGAACAGGCAGAAGCAGATAAGAAAGCAGAAGAAGAAAGAATAGAAGCAGAAAAGGGATGGATAGAAAAGACAACAGACTCAGCAAGTAGTAAATGGTCAGCTTTCGCTCAATTTGTAGGAATAGAAGATACTGAGGAGGAAATTGCACTTGCAGCACAAGCTAAATCCAATATTGAATTCTTTTTAAAAAATGTACTGGTAGTACCTGCAATTCAAGGACTTGCTGAGGGTGAATCTGATGATATTGTAAAAAATTGGCATGATTGGGGTAGTAGTTCTACCGTAGATATTAATAGTTTTATTCTTGCTGGTGGGTGGAATGATTCGAGTTTATTAAAAAGAATACAAAGATATAATACACAGAAATACGTAAAAGAAGGTGGAAAAGTAGTTGTTTCTGGAGGAGGACAGGATTCTAAAACAAATGTACCACTATTACCAATTAAATTTAATTTTACTATACATGGAGTATCTGGTCTTCAAGTGGGAAATACCTTTTCAATACCTGATTTACCTGGTAAAAGCTATAGTAAGAAAATTTTTCAAATCACTTCGATAGAACATAGTATTTCACAAGATTTATGGACTACTTCGGTTGAGGGTAGTATGCGAAATTTAGATGTAGGTAGTGGTACAATAAAAAAATTTAATGATAGGTAATAAAACAAGATAATGAATATTGACAGATATAAACAACTAAGTAAATCTTCTTATATTAATAATAGTAAGAAGATTGAGACATCTATTCCTCTACCAAAAGATGTAGATTATAAACGTGGGTACATCAATAGATATTTTATTCAGAAAGTTAACGATAAGGGTTCTCCTATATATGAATTAAATTCTACTACTTTTCAATCTTATAAAAACAAAGCACAATTTAGTTCTGTTTCATTGAAATGGAGAATAGTTGGACCAACACTTCCACAATACGATTCTAAAGGTGTTGTAATTGATAAGCCAGTTTCAGATTCAAATAGAATAGCTATACAATTGGTAGCTCATACGATACCAAACTTAAAATTATATTTACCAAATTTATTACAATTTTATAAAAAGTAATATATATAGATATAGAAACTAAATACGTTATATGAGTCACTTATCGCTTACAGAAAAACAACAATTACAATTTGATTGGAGATATAAAGGAGTATCTATCCTAAACTTACTAACAGAATCCGAAACTAATTCTATTTCAAGTGAGTTAGAAAGAATCCGAGTTAAAAGACAAAAAAACGATGTAAATGGAGAGTGGGGAGATTATGACCCTTATATGTACCCACATAAAGAATCTAAAGTTCTTGATGGGTTAATGAAACACCCTAAAGTAATAGAAGCTTGTGAATTTTTAATGGATTCTAAAATATTAGGTGTTCAAACTTGGGCATACTTTAAACCACCAGGTCAATTAGGTAGAGATATGCACCAAAACATATTTTACACACAATGTAATACTAACGAAATAATAAATGTTTCAGTTGCTCTTGATAATGCAGACCCTCAGAATGGTTCTGTTTGGTATTTAGAAGGTTCTCATCGTTTAGGTAAATTACCTATTGAAATCGATGAAGAAAGAGTAGGTTCAAACCCCAAAAATTGGAGAAGTGAAAGAGGTAAAGCATGTGTATTACCAACTGACCATAATTTTCCACATATAGATGGATATCTTAGAAAAGGACAAGTAGCATTACTACATTCAAATGTAATACATGGTTCAGAAAAAAATACATCTGATAGATTCCGAAAAGCATTCTTAACTGGTTACATAAAAGAAGGAGCTAAGTTTGCAGCTGGTGCACAAATGAATAGAAAACCTATTGATGTAGGTTCTGCAAAACTTCCCATACAATAAACCAAATATTTTAATATTTTTTAAAAATAAGTGATAAAAAGCTTGTGCGTCTCATATATTTTTCGTATATTTACTATGTAGTTTGGAGAGAGGGAGAGAAACCACCCCAACTACATTAAACCTTAAAAAACCTTAAATTATGAATTATTTAGTACAACCACAATCACTTATTGAGAAAGCAATAAGAATCCCATCATTCGCTAGTATGTTCTCAAAAGAACAAATCCAATTTTCCGAATTAGTAGATATCTCTATTCAAATCGTTGAAGAGTGGAGTTCTGATTGGGAAGAAGGACATGGATTCGGTTCTTCTGATGGAACTTATATGTTGAAAGACTTTATGGATACAGTTATTAGTAACTTCACTAATAGTATTTACAACAAAAGTGGATATCAAACAGTATTCAATCCAACTTTATCAGTAGAATACAAATATTCTGAATCAGAATTAGTATCATTTGAAGATGATGGACAATTTTAAAATAAATGAGAAAAAGCTTGTTTAATCCAATAATAAGTCGTATATTACATATGTAATACAGAGAGAGATATTACACTAAACCTTTAAAACATAAAACATGAGTAAATTAAAAAAGTTAAAATTTTCAATCAACAAAAACGAGTTCACATTACCTCTTGATTCTTATAGAGAACAAACATGGGGTGGTAGTCTTGAGAAGTACATCCACATGAGTGCTAAGAATTCAGCTACCGTAATCAAACAATTTGTAAAACAAAACTTTCCTGACCTTAAGGTGTGGGCTGTGAGTGATACATATAGTGGTGGTTCTTCTACTAGAATATATGTGTGTAATGAAGATGGGAGTTCTATCCCAACAGAAGATTATAAGAGAATCGAACAATGGAAGTGGATACTAAGTGGAGGTTCTTTCAATGGTATGGAAGATATCTACGAGTATAGAGAAGATGAGTTAACTACCGATAATGGAATGGCATTGAAATACTTTCCTTCTTACATATTCATCGATAACAAACCTAAATGGGGAACTGTTGAATATTGGTTAAATGAGTATAACACTTACATGGATAATTTCACAGAAGATAACTATAAAGTAATGAGAGCAGCAATTGAAAAAGCTGGTTCATTCTTAGAGTATAACAAAACTTACATGACTCCGAGTGAGTATAAGAAATGTGAAGTAAGATTTTCTGATTGGAGTAACCCTTTATAATATGAAGAAAGAACAAAACGAAAACGAATTGGAATATGTTTCTATATTTCATTTCTACGAACAATTAAACAAATAAAGGTTATGGTGGGAGTACAAAAATACACTTGTGGAGCTGGAGATGGGATGTTTGATGATGATAATGGGAGTTGGGTAGAAGTGAAAGAATATAACAGGTTAAACGAATATTTAGAAGAGTTATATGAATTGGCTTACAATAATTGTAGGGGATTGGCTCATGATGAATTAAATGAAATTGTAAAGAAATACGAATAATAAACCTTTAAAACTTAAAATATGAATTGTACAGTAAAAGTAATGGCTCAGTATCACGAAAACTATTCAGATACAGATACTCCTTATTGGAAACCAAAAGGTGGACAGGAATTCCAAATCGTAATAGATTCGGATGTGGTGATGTATTCAAATGATTTAGTAAAACATCTAATGGAGATAGTATCAGCTCAGTCTGATGAACATAATAAGTATTCTTATTTAGAACATGATGTTGAATTTATCAAACCAGTAGTATTGGATAGTAAAGTGTTGTTAAACTTAATTAGAAAGGAAGCAGCATGAGAATAGATTTTAGAATATTAAAAAATATAGAAGAGTGGTATGGTTCGGATGATTTCGAAGTAGGTGATGTTAATGAAAAAGAAGCAATATCTATTCGTTTCGGATATTGGAGTTCAGTTGAACTCACAGAATTACAACAATTACTTCCACATTATTTAAAAGTAATAGAAAATGAAGTAGATGAGGATGAAGATACAGGTGTTCTTTACAACTATATAATTAAAAGAGTTTATGAGTAAAGATGAAAAAAGATATGTAGTAACAGTAGATATGTACGTTTATGGTGAGGATGATTACATGGCTCGTAAAAATACATATAAGATGTTAGATAAGATTGATAAAAAGTATCCAAATGCAAGACCATTAGTTACAGAATTGGGTGAACAACCATTCGCAACTATGAGTTATAGAAAATTAGATGACCATAGTAAACCAATCCCTAAAGTAAAAGATAAACCTTTACCTTTTTAAAATTATGAAGAAAGAAGAACAAGAGTTAGAATATGTTTCAATATTTCATTTCTACGAACAATTAAATAATAAATAAAAAATAATTAGGATATTACAAATAAATTTTGTATATTAGTACTATTATGAATAAAACAGAATTAAAACAACAAGATGGAATGTATTATGTAGGACACTTAATCGATATCGATGGAAGTGGTTATGTAGATGAAGAATCTGCAGAACTAATCCTATTAGAACATAATGCAGGAGTAAGATGAAACCAAAGTTTAAACTTATAACAAGAGCGGGTATCTATGAAACAGATACTTTCTTTCAATTAGTAGTAGAAGTACTTAAACATAGGTTTTGGCATCTACGAACACATGGAAAATGGATGGATTAACATATGATTATAGTAGAAACTAATAAAGAGAAAGAACAATTTCTCGAATATTGGAATAACGAAGAATCTAAGATTATTCCGATTTGGGAAGATTTGGATAGACATCCTATGAATAATGGGTTGTCATTTTTGTATGTCCGATTTCGTGATGAAGAAACCGATGATGGTTATGTTCCTATTGATTTTATACTTCCATTCAACCATAATGATTGTGAAAAGCTAGAAATAAATTTATCAACCTCGAATCAAGATAAATGGATTTGGGATAAAAAAGGATTCCTTCAAACGGATATTAAGATAAAAAACATAAAAGATGTGCAAACTTCTTTATTCTTTGAGAAATTCCAATTATATGATTTACAATCAAAATTAGAACCTCTAACGAACTTTCACTATCGAATGGGGTTACGTGATGACTTGGGTACTACTCTTCCTATAATGAAGTGGGGTGAGGTACTACGAGGTATTGTTGGTGAATGGGAAGTAGAACATACAAATCTTTGGGTGGATGAAACGATGATTCCTCTTCTTTCAGATATCGAGAGAAAAGGGATTAATGTCGATAGGAAAAAATTTATTGATAGATGGTCTTCCAATGATAAACAACTTAAAGGAGATAATGTGTA